CGTCCCTCGCCGTGTCCGCCGCAGCGAACGGCACGACCATCCCGTTCACCAGCCTCTACCAGCTGCTGAACACCACCGACGCGACCCTCGGCTACACCGGCGGCGACAACATCACCACCGCCTCCAGTGCGAACGCTCCGACCTACGACGAGTTCTCCACCGCCATCGGCGACGTCGAAGCAGGCGACTACTTCGACCCCGGCAACATGGTCGCCGTCGCGCACACCGCGTTCCGGAAGTTCCTCCGTGGCGTCAAGGATGACGAGAACCGTCCGATCTTCGTCGAAGGCACCGCCGGAACCCCGGACACCGTCTTCAACGTGCCGATCCGCTGGTCCCTCGGCGCGAAGCTGGCCGCGACCGCCACCAGCGCGCCGACCGGACGGCCGATCATGGCGTTCGTCAACCCGGAGCTGCTGCTCCTGGGCATTCGTTCCGGCCCGGAGTCCGTGTTCATTGACGGCCGCGACGGACTGTCCGCCCTGACGGACGAGTCCATCCTCAAGATGCGCGCCCGCCGTGGCTTCGCCTACGGCCACCCCGCCGGCGCGTCGATCCTCGTCGGCTGACCCCCTTACTGCCGTGCCGCCCTATGGCTCAGGGCGGCACGGCCGACAGGGAGGTGAGCCATGGCAGCGGCGAAGAAGACGACCAGTGCGCGGACGCGACAGCACCCGGCGAAGGCGGGCGAGCCCGAGGTGGAGGTCGACGAGCGGTCGGCCGACGGTTCGGATGGCATGCGGTTCGTGAAGGAGTTCGTCGTCCTCGGCCGTCAGTGGGGTGACTCCGAGGAGGAGCACGCCGCGAACAAGGCCGGGGTCGCGAACGAGGCGATCCAGCGGGGCCTGCATCCGCGCGGCGACATCAGCTTCGACGGCTCCGAGGAGCACCCGGACGGGCTGTCGCTGTCACTGACGTACTCCGTGGAGACCGTCCCGGCGTCGGTGGACCACCAGCCGGAGGACACCACGACCCCGCGGGACATCATCGAAGCGGCGGGCGGCGACACCAGCAAGGCAGGGGACTAGGCCATGGTCGACGCCTGGGCGACCGCGCAGCAGGTCATCGACACCACGGGTGTGTCGGTGACCGATCAGCAGCTTGCCCAGGCGCAGGACGACATCGAGATCTTTACGAACCGGGTGTACGCCGACACGGCGCGACTCCGGACGCGGGATCTCTACTGGCTGGGCCGGGCCGTCGCCCGTCAGGCAGCGTGGATCGCGGGCCAGTTCGGGTTGGAGACGCGGCTGGATGCCACGCAGATCCAGCAGGATCAGGTCTCGACCACGCTGCAGGGTGACGGCCTGGTCCTTGCCCCGATGGCCGCACGCGCGCTCAAGCGGGTGTCGTGGATGCGGTCGCGGACGGTGCACATCCGCTCTGCCGTGGAAGGGGCGGGCCCGGTCGGGAACGTCCTGTCGGACTCCGCGGACGGCTCGCTGGCGTGGGCCCCGTACCGAGGGGGTGCCTGATGCAGGCCATCGCGACCACCACCCTGACCGTGCTGCGGGGGACGACGACGGACGTGTACGACGACGAGCAGGACACCGACACGGCCGTCGCCACTGGGGTCATCGCGTCGCTCGTAGAGCAGTCCCGCCGTGTGACGACCCGTGAGAACCCGACGCCTCGGATCGTCCGGTACGCGGTCGCGCGGGTTCCGGCGGGCACGGACATCCGAGACCAGGACCGCGTCCGCGACGAACGGACCGGCGCGACTTACATCGTGGAGGCGCCGTCGTCGATGGCGAATCCGGCGATGGCTGTGGATCTGCGACTGGATCTACGGCGCACCACCTGACAACCGAACAGGGCCACATGCCTGGGGAGACCGGGCGGCCACGAGTACGAGACCGGCTTCGGAGAGGAGGCGGCCATGGCGCGATCCGGTATGCGGATCGACCCCGCAGGGCGCGCGCACGTCGACGCGGCGATCAACGCGTGGATGGAAGACGTCATCGGCGACGCCATCCTCAGCGACGCGAAGGACTTCGTCCCCAAGAAGACCAGCCGCCTGCACGACTCACTGCGCGCCGAGGTCCACAGCAAGGTGCTCCGGGTCGGCTCGCTGGACGTCAACTACTGCCAGGCCATCGAAATGGGCCTGCCCGCCATGACGATCGTCCCCCGGTTCAAGCAGGCCCTGTACTGGCCCGGCGCCGACCACCCGGTGAAGAAAGTCAACCTCCCGGCACGCGAAGCCCAACCCTTCTTGCGGCCCGCTCTGTTTCAGCGGAGGACCGCATGACCCTCCAGCTGCGGGCCACCCCCGAACTCGTCGCCACCGCCTGGCTCAAGACCGTCGTCGGCGACCGCGTCGCCACCACCCTCCCGAAGGACAACACGTCGTGGGCGGCGTCCGGGTTCTGCACCCTCGTCAGCGCCGGCGGCACCCCCAACCTGTACGTGCCGCTGCGCGAGCCCGTCATGAGCGTCGAGTGCTGGGCCCACAACCCCGACAGCCAGAAACCGCCGTGGAACAAGGCCGCCGTCCTTGCCGAGGCGATCCAAGCCGCCTGCTACGACCACCTGGCGATCCCGCAGACCGTCAGCCTCCCGACCGGCTACCCGGCCGCGCGCGTCCTGTCCGCGTACACGACCGGCGAACACCGGCGGATCCCCGACGACCCCTCCTCGTACGCCCACTACCTGATCCCCGGCCTCGTCATCGCCTGGACTGAGGTGCCCGCATGAGCCGCTACGCCATCCAAGAACACACCCCGCACGGGCAGCTCCTCAGCTGGAACGGACGCGTCATCGTCCACAACAACCGGGACGAACTGGAGTTCCTCCTCACAGGCGACATCCGCATCATCCAGTGCCCGCCCGACATCCCGCCCGAACAGACCATCGAACTCCGCTTCCACCCGCAGTTCTCCCACCACCAGTTTCCGCTTCGGAGAGAGGCGTATCGCTGATGCCGACCGTCCGCACCACCATGCGACCCGACCAGCCGATCGAGGTCGGCGACGTCGAGTACCTCGACCTGAAGCGCCAAGGCCTCCTCGCCGAAGAGGCCGCCCCGAGCACGCCGGCCGCAACCGCGGCTCCGGCCGCCCCCGCGAAGAAGCCCGCCACCGGCGCGGCCGGAAGCAAGGAGAGCTGACCCATGGCTGTCACCACCACGAACCTGATCCAGGGCGCGGGAACCCTCTACAAGGGCGCGTACGGGGCGACCGAGCCCGCCGACACCGCCGTCAACACCACGCCTCCGTCCTCCTCTTGGACGGACCTGGGGGGCACCCAGGACGGCGTGAAGCTGGCCGTCGACCAGACGTACGTCGAGCTGGAAGTCGACCAGATCAACCTCCGCGTCGGCTCCCGCCGCACGAAGCAGGACTTCACCATCGAGACCTCCCTCGCCGAGGCCACGCTGGAGAACCTGGCCGTCGTCCTCAACGGCGGCACCGCAGCATCCGGCGCGGGCTACAAGTCCTTCGACCCCGACGTGTCCAGCTCCGCGAACCAGCCCACCTACTTCGCGATCATCCTCGACGGCTACGCCCCCGAGCAGTTCCGGCGCCGCGTCGTCGGCCGCCGCATGCTCAACATCGACAGCGTCGACATGTCGTACACGAAGGACAAGATGACGCTGTTCCCCGCGAAGTTCGCAGGCCACTACGTGTCCGAGGGCGTCAAGCCGTTCCACCTCGTCGACCAGACCAGCGCGTAGCAGGCCCCATCCCGATCTCTGTCCGTAGCGAGGAGCACCACCGATGGCATCCACCACCGCACGTACCACCCGTCAGAGCGCTGCGGCCCGTAAGAAGGTTGCAGCGCCCCGGCCGCCCGTCACCAGTGATCCACTTGCGGGCTTCGAGCCGATCCGGATCGCCGCCGACGACGACGTTGTGGAGGAGCGGGTGCCGCTCTTCTACATCGGCGACACCGAGTACACGATCCCGACCGAGATCCCGCCTGGCGTCGCTCTCCAGTACCTGCGGCAGGCGCGGGAGTCCGGGCACGAGCTGGCCACGCCGCCGCTCCTGAGCCGGGTACTCGGCGAGGAGGCGTACATGGCGCTGGAACAGTCGAAGGCGGTGACAGAGGCCCAACTGGAGAAGATCGTCAAGCTGATCATCGATCTGGCGCTCGGGCAGGCGGAGAAGAAGGAGGGAAAAGCCCAGAGTGGCTGATCGCCCTCCGCGACTGGCTGTACGAGACCGGCTGGTCTGAGGCGGTCGCGGACCGGACGGGCCAAGTCTTGTGGGTCCTCGACCACCTCGACGACCTGGACGCCGACTTCCTCGCCATCTACGGCATCGACCTCGACCGGCAAGAGATCTCCGCCCGCCGCTACTTCGCGTTGGCGCACCGGCTCACCGCCTACACCGGCGTGATGGCGGCCCGAGCCGAAGCCGAACGCGAAGACCAGCCGAACAGCACCGCCCCAACCCGCACCGGCAGTACCCCCGCACCCGCGCGGGGCGACAACGAGACCCACGAGGTCTCGCTGACGGCGTTCCGGATGCAGTTCCCCGGACTGGTGAGCATGGGAGGCGGATGACGTGGCAGGCGCCTTTCGCATCGCCGAGGGATACGTAGAAGTCACCGCCGACGAGTCCGGCTACGACCGTGCCATGGCCCGACTGAGGGCGAAGCGGAACCAAGTCAAGATCGGCGTCGACCTCGACGCCAGGACCGCCCTCA